GAATCTCTAAAGAAAACTGCTGGGCGTATCGTTAACTTAACAAAGCAAAACACTCAAGTTCGCAAAGAAGTACTTGCGAATGCAGCACGTGATTTACAAGAATCAAGAATGGACGCACCGCCATTAATATTACCGGAGCAACCAAAATGACAAAAGCAGAAAGTGTAATGGAAAAAATTGCACTGAGTTCTGAATTATTTGAACGAGCTGTTATAAAAGCTAAACGATTAGGTAGAACACGACAGGAAAAACTTTTTAGATCAGCGCAAAATAAAGCTTTAGATCGTGAAATAAAAAATCTCCTTGGAGAAGATTTTAAATTAAAGCGTAATCTCACTGTTAGAATAAAAGGAGATGGCGAAGGTAAAATACCAATACGTCGTAAATCTTACACTGAAAGTTCTTTTGATTGGAGTAAATAGTGATACTTCGTAAACACGTTTTTATTTCAAAGGCGGGAACAAAATTTTTAAAAACGGTTATGCCTTTAGAAAAATTGTTTAGTCCTTATATTGAACATAACACTCAAATTCACCATGATGCAGCGCAATTAATTGAGAATACATATAAAGAACTAAAATATCATATGAATCCTATTGAAAGTAAAGCAGCCAAAGATGCTGCCAGAAGTGCAAGATTCCTTATAAAAAATATAAAATTGGCTCCAACTATAAAACCGAAAAAAAGAAAAATACTGGATACTCCTATAAAAATATTTGCTCGACGACGAAAAACATTAGAAGAAACAGAGAAAGATCTCCAATAAAAATGACAAAAGCAGAAATAGTAATGAAAAAAATAGCTATACTTCGATTAGGTAATAAACCTGGATCGGCTAAATATTTGTTAAGTAAAGCAAGAAAAGCTGCACAGCGTGATGAATTTAAATTCATTATGGAGGGCATTAAGTCTAATAGAATTAATAACAGAACTACTAGAAGAGAAGCAAAAGAATATATAATTAAACGCATGAAAGAAAATAATTAAATATGCCGTTGCAATTTAAACTTTCAGATTTCGTAACAAAGTTTTTTTATTTAAACAATGAACCGTTTAGTCTGGATGATTATCCACATATGCGTTTGATTTATGACATTGATCCGACGAAACTATGTTTACATACAAGTCGACAAGTCGCAAAGTCAACTACCCTTGCTAATTTCATGTTGGCTAAGTGCATACTTATGCCTTATGCAAGCGATCGGCATAAAGGTGGATTTAAAATACTGGCAGTATCTCCTACTGTCGAACAAGTACGTGTGTTTTCATATGATCGTATAGATACAGTAATTGAACAGAGCCCTATATTTAAAAAATATTTTGTAAGCAGTACAACAATCCAGAACGTATTTCAGAAACGTTTTTTAAATGGTAGTGTGGTTTATTTGCGTTACGGTTCTGCTACGGCTGATCGTATTCGTGGTATATCTGCAGATATGAATCTTATAGACGAAGTGCAAGATATACCCGACGATAACATCGACGTTATTGAACAAACAATGGCGAGATCATATTATAAACATTCAGTATACGCTGGAACCCCAAAACATATTATCGGCCCATTAGCGAATCGTTGGAGAATTACCACTCGAAATGAATGGATTGCAAAATGTGAACATTGTGGTAAACAAAACTTCTTAGACGAAGAAAACATACAACCGTGGGGTCTGGCTTGTAGATATTGTCACCAAAAACTGGATGCAAGAAATGGACAATGGGTTAGAACTAACCCAGATTCTGAAAGATCAAATTCTACTGGCGATTATTTATTTGAAGGGTTTCGTGTTAGTATATTAATGTTCGCGCATGCACCGTGGGTGAACTGGCAAACTGATGTTTATCTTCCTTATCAACAAAAGTCAAAAGGTATCTTTTTTAATGAGTATCTTGGATTACCTTACGATGCCGGAGTTGCTCCAGTTACGGAAGATGAAATAAAGGCATGTTGCACCGGAGGTCCCATGAGAAGGGAACCAGATAGATATGCATTGGATTATCCTAATTTCTTAGGAATGGATTGGGGGCCAATCAATAGTGAAATGTCTAAGACGTTGCAGACTATAATACAACGTAGAGGGGACCTAACCGAGGTCCTATATATTCATAAATATGAAGGTAAGGAAGCGGATTATGCTTATCTTCACGAAGAAATTCCACGGCAGTTCTACAAATGGAACTGCGTATTGATAGGAGCTGACGCTGGATTTGGAGAAGCAGTAAATGCTGAAGTTAGATCCAGACTTCACGATAAAAATCGTTTAATCGCTTTTCAGCACGTTCCAAATCAAAAACAAAAAGGCCAATATAATGGCCATATAAATGCTTATACGTTAGCTCGCAATACAGTAATGACCGATTTGTTTACTAAAATAAAACAGCGGAAGATTATATTCCCGCAATGGAGTGACTTTCAATATTATGCGAAAGATATCCTGGCTATTGCGATTGAATACAACGAAGAGAAGAACTCGTATAGATATATTAAGTCTTCTGCAGACGACTTTTTCCATTCCTTATTATACGGAGATTTGGCTGCAGAACTATATTACCGTTCCATTAATTTTAATAATTGACGAAAAATTTTATGATTAAAATTTCAGATATTTCAAGATTACTGCGTGTAGGCAAATTAACACCTGGTAACTACCCATTAGGGGGTAAAGCTTTATTAAAGGTTTTTAAAACTCCAGAAGGAAAGATTAAATATACTATACGGAACTTAGGCGGAGAAGGCACAGTTATTCCTAAAACGGATATTGTTAGGAATCAACCACGAACCCTCGGCTCTGTGGGGTTTAAAAAACACGGATGTATTGACTAATAATAAATAATTATATATAATTACATAGGAGATTTAACTTAAATATGGTATCGACTAATACATTAGAGCTTTTTGCTAAACAAGCAGCAATAGATTATTTAAAAGATAAAAAATCACTTAATGAGTCGATCATAAAGATTGCTTCTGATAATGGGTTAAATAGGGAACAAATAGCCAGAGTTGTCGAAGCCGCTAACACTGACGTATATATTAATTTGTTTAATAAAAGTAATGATAAATATGTCCAATATGAGGTGGCAGATCCTGCTGTGATACAATCTAACCTTTCTAATACCAAAGTAGCTGAAGTATCTGATGATGCATCAGATTATTATGATGCACCTGGATATGAAACTCCAGAGATCGTACCAATTGAAAAAACGAGTGAGTTAAAAGAACAGCCAACAGATAATACAATTTCAAATGAAACCTTAAAAGATTATTATAGGTTCAAAGCAGCTGAAGCTAATTTAACCGGATTACTAATCGAAGGACAACAGTTATTTGCACAAGAAAGTTCCCACTTATGTGCCATGATAAAACAGGCAGTCCTTGGAGGTACAAGCTACAATGATATTTGTACTGCCTTGAGTATAAATAATGATCCAGTGTTTACTGAAACATTAAAAGCAATTGAAGTAGAGTTAACTCCTAATATGCCCATAGGTTCTTTAACTAAGACAGCTACTACTTTAACACATCCTGTTAATGTAAAACATCCCCTCGTACAACAATCTTTAAAGTTAGTTAAGATAGCTAATGAATATAAAACTGTACAAGAAAAATTAGAACAATTAAACCAAGAATGGGCTATGTATAAAATTAGTGGGATAATGAATGTAGCAAAGAATATTCTTAAACATCCTTTTGTATTTGGTACAGGGGCAGCTGTTGGAATAGGTGGTACTGCATTAGCAATGCCGGCTATAGCAAAAGAAAGTGTTAAAAGAGAACAGAATGTAATGAATAATATCCCAGTGAGGTATAAAAGCTAATGACACCCTTATCAACCTTTGTACAATTATATAAAGAAGGAAAAGTAAAACCCAGCACGATGGCTAAAGCAGCAGCATTTAAAGCAGAATTAGAAAAAACTGCAGGGCCAGATATTTCTACGTTTCTCAGATATTTATCCATGGGATTATTGGCCAGTACTGGTTTAGGACTTGCAGCAGCAGGTGCTAAAATAGGTGTTAAAGCGTTAGAAGAGCATAATATTGAAAGCAAGAAAGACGAGTTATTTAGAGATGTGCTTAAATTACATCCGGATTTAACAACCAATAAAGATAGAGCAAAGTTATACTTTGAAGCATTAATACATTTTTCACCTACAGTTGCTACTAATCCGTTAACAGCTGGTGCTTATATTCGTCAAGCGTTACAATATGATCATGTAGCCGGTGGTCCATTACCAACAACTGTAAATGAATTAACTCAAATACAGAAACAGGTTATGGAAGCAAAACGTAATGCACCATCTTCAGCATTAGGAACTATCGTGGGTGGAATTACAGAAGCACCGACTAAAATGATTCCTTCATTTATGTCCTACGGAGATTTTAATCGATAATGATAAAATTCACAAGTTTCGATTTACATAACGATGCTGGCACGTATATCCAGTTTTGGTCAGATAGTATGATTAAAACAGCGGAGTATTCTGCCGAGTTAAAAGACCGTCTTTCTAAACTTGAGAAAAAAGCAGAAAATTCTTATGTATTAGTTAATGCTATGGGTTCGGGAGAATTTTGGGGAGCTAATCGTAATGGTGATTATTTCCCTGATGAACCACTACATCGTGATCATAAAACATTTGAAAAATTAGGGCATGCTTATAAACACCACGTAAACAAAGACCCGGAAAAGAGTTTCGGTCAAGTAAAAATTGCAGTATTTAATCCGGATATGCACCGAGTAGAATTAGTACTTGAGCTGGATAACCAACGTGCACAAGAAGTATTAAAACGTATTGAAGATGGAGATTATCCGGCAGTATCTATGGGTGTAAAAGTTCCGTATGATACTTGCAGTATTTGTGGTAAGAAAAGTAAAAAAGTATCCGACTATTGTGAACATTTGAAAAATCAAATGGGTCTTACATTAGAGGATGGACGTAAGGTCTATGCTATAAATGATACTGATTTAAAATTCTTTGATATTAGTTTTGTTCGTATTCCTGCAGATCGTACTGCAAGCGTACTTAGTAAAGTAGCATCGGTAAAAGCTGAAGTACCTTCAGCGATAATTGCACAAGAATTTTTAAAAGCTTCTGGTATAAAAGAATCCACAATAAATAAAGTAGTAGATGGTACAGTTGCAGCGGTAGATAGCGATCCAAAAAAATTGATTTATGCGTCGCAGCAACTTATGCCGCGTAAAGAATTAGATGAAATATTAAATAAATATTCTTCAGCTCAAATTTTTTCAACAATGTTAGGTATGCGTATTATGCCTACCCCAATGGAATTTCAATACATTATGGCAGTAAAAGGCGGTAATGAAGAACTTGCAAAATCTGCTGAACTGCGCATGGATTTTGATGAAGAACCAGAAATTCCAGATGATATAAATCTCAATAACTTCAATGACGAGTTAGCTCAAAAAATTGCACACTGGGCTCCAGGCATGTCATTGACAGTTCCATATATTATAAAACGTGTTTTGGTAAAACGTGCAGAATTAGAACAACAAAATCCACCAGTAGCAATTACTATTAATCCGAGTACTCATGCTCCAATATTAAAACGCCCAGAGGAGTCTACATATAATCCTATTAAAACTCCTTTGGTGCCATTATTAGGATTGGGCGCATTATATATTGGTTATAATGCATTATTAAATAATGTGGGACTTGGAGCAAAGACAGTTGCGAAGGGCGGTGGATTTGAAAAGTTCTTATTGTCAAAACCTTGGCTTATTCCGATTGTACTGGGCGCAGCCGCTGCTGGTACCGTTGGAGTTCAGGATCTTATGTTTAATAAGACTGCGGCTGTTATTAGACCTCACTTTTTGAAACGTTTACTTGTTGCTGTTCCAGGTTCATATATTTATGCTGGTTCGCAAGAAGCAAAGTTACAGAAAGGACAGCCGATAACAGAGTTTGGAGATTTCGTAAGACGTCATCCATTCTTAACTGGTGCAACAGGAACCGTTGCATTAGGTCAAATGCACAAATTAATTAAAATGGGCCCAATAGGTGATA